GGTAAGAAGATGTCTTTTGGTAAACTGAAGCCAGAACAGGTAGCTGCTATCATGGCTAAGTACGGAAAGAAAAGCTAATGAGCATTGAACGTGGTGGACACACCTTTAAGGGATTACGTATTCCAATCAGAACCCCAGACCATCCTAAGAAATCACATGCTGTTCTTGTGGGTACAAAAGGCGCACCACGGTTAATTAGGTTTGGTGAACAGGGCGCAAAGACAAACCAGAAGGAGGCACAACGTAAGTCATTCAAGGCTAGACATAGAAAGAATATAGCCAAGGGTGAAAGTAGTGCAGCCTATTGGGCCAATAAGGTAAAGTGGTGATAGCATGGCAGGAACAACACAACTAGATGCTGTGAACACAATGCTCTCTGCTATTGGTGAGGCACCAGTAAACAGCCTGTCCTCTGGACTAGTAGAGGCTGAAGTTGCAGAAAGTATTTTAAACACAGTTGACCGTGAGGTGCAGGCTATGGGCTGGCACTTCAATACAGAATCAAACAAGTCGTTTGCTCAGGATACCAGTGGTAACATTCTACTACCACCAGATGTACTTAGGGCAGACGCCACACTAAAGGCAGACAGTCCTGACCTTGTTCAACGTGGTTCAAAGATGTACGACAGAAAGAACCACACGTTTAACATAGGAACAAATGTCTACCTCGATGTAGTAGTGCAATTAAATTTTGATGACTTACCTGAGGTAGCAAAGCGTTATATAACTCTTCGTGCTACTCGCATATTCCAAGACAGAGTTGTTGGCTCTGGCACACTCCACGATTTTCAATTAAGAGACGAGCAAATGGCTCTAGTTGAATTGAAAGAGTTTGACATAATCAACGAAGACAACAACATCTTTGATAACTACGATACATTTAGCATCATTGATAGGCAGGGACGGAGAACTTTCTGATGGCACTCATAAGTCAATCTATTCCTAACCTCATCAACGGGGTATCCCAACAGCCACCATCGCTGCGCCTAAGTACACAGGCAGAACTACAAGAGAATGGATTGTCTGATGTTGTCACAGGCTTGCAGAAGCGTCCCAGTACACAGCACGTTGCAGACTTAGGTGTAATTAGTAACCTTGATAAAGCTTTTATTCATACCATCCGTAGAGATGAGAATGAATTTTACTCTATGGTTGTGGACACGGCTGGTACAATTAGGGTATTTGATAAGGACGGTGTATCAAAGACAGTTACAAACAGTGCCCCCTCCTACCTATCTGGATTGACTAATCCTAATGAAGAACTAGCTGCTGTCTCTATTGCTGATGCTACATTTATTGTAAACAAGAATAAGACTGTTGCTAAAGGCACTGCAACATCTACCGTAAGAAATCCAGAAGCTCTAGTCTATGTCAAACAGGCTGACTATTCTTCTACATACCGCCTTAAACTAACAAAGGGTGGTAGCACTAGCACAGTAGAATTTGCTACTAAATCTTCTACACAGTCTAGCACTACTCTGACACAGGATGCAGAACGTGGTGCATCTACTGATGTGATTGCTCAGAATTTAAATACATTCTCAGGCACAAGCGTTAGTACTACTTTCTACGATAACATAACTAACGGCTCTGCTGTATCAGGTTTAACACTGACACGCATTGGCTCTACTATTCATATTCAGTCTACCAATAGCACAGACTTTCAGGTAGAAGTAGGTGACTCACATGGTGGCGATCATCTCCTTGTATTCAAAGATGAGACAGGAGACTTCAAGAAGCTACCAGTAGAGGCAGCAAACGGCTTTGTTATTAAAGTATCAGGCGATAACCAGAAGGCACAGGATGACTATTATGTTAAGTATAATGATGGTGTCTGGAAAGAAACAAACGAGCCAGGGTCTCTAACACAGTTAGACGCCTCTACTATGCCACACAAGTTAGCCAAGCTGCCTAGTGGTAACTTCACATTTAACTCTGCTGTATATGCAGAACGCAAAGTGGGAGATGATGATACTAATCCATTCCCATCTTTTGTAGACTTTACTATATCAGATATATTCTTTCACAGGAACAGACTAGGACTACTAGCTGACGAGAATATTATATTCGGACGTGCTGGTGAGTTCCTTGAGTTTGACTTCTTTAGAAAATCCACACTAGCTATTGTAGATAGTGATCCTATTGACGTAGCAGTATCCTCTAACAAGGTTAGCATACTTAAACATGCTGTACCATTCAGTGAAAGCCTCCTGCTATTCTCTGATCTAACACAGTTTAAGGTAACTGCTGATCCCGTACTAACACCAGAGACTATTAACGTAGCCAATACCACAGAGTTTGAGGCATCACTACGAGCCAAGCCAGCACAGGCTGGTAAGTTCGTGTACTTCGCCTCCAAGCGTGGTGCATGGTCTGGTATGTGGGAATACTTTGTAGATACTGATACAGACACTAACGATGCTAGTGAAATTTCTGCACATATCCCACAGTATTTAGAAGGTGAGATTACTAATATCCAAGCCTCGTCTAACGAGGATATGATTTTAGTACAGACTACTGATGATACTAAAGCAATCTACGTATATCGCTACTACTGGCAGGGTAGAGAAAAGCTACAGGCCTCGTGGTCACGCTGGGTATTTGATGGAGATGTTATAGGTTTCTCATTCAATCGTGCAGACATCTATATACTTATTAAACGAGGTACTAACTTATTCCTAGAGCGTATCAATCTCTCTGTAGATGATGCGACTAACTACACTGATGGTGCCTTCTCTATTCATCTAGATAGACGAGTTAGACTAGAAACCTCTGGCTTAACTAGTGTTCCATACACAGATGCTAGTACAATCTACGTAGATCAAACGGGTAAGATAATACCTCTGTCTAGTGTTGCAGGTAAACTAGCAGCAAGCGAGGTAGTATATGCAGGTATACCGTTTACTTTTAAGTACGAGTTTTCTGAACCAGTAGTTAAGCAAGATAACATAGCAATTACAACAAGTGTTTTACACTTGCGTAACTATGCTGTAGTGTACAAT